TCTATTTTTCTCCTGTTTCCCCAATTGAAACTATGCAAACTATTGCATCTGTATATATTATACCAAGAACTACGTCATAAAATATAGTAAAAAGAGTAAAAACTCTTTGTCAAAAACAATAAAAAAATACTAAAATATATAGATTTTTATGCAAAAAAAGTGAAAAAGATATAAAAAAAAGCCCCTGACCTTGGACTAATAAGTTAATGGAGCGAGTGATGAGAATTGAATTTTTTTATTCTTCTACTGTCATATATTTATAAAACCGCCATTTTAAGCCCTAATTTGACTGTCTAGAGTCGGTTTTTTATATCAAAAAATTTTAACAGGGTGCCATTCTGGGTGCCACAAAAAAATGCCTACCCTCCAATGAGAGTAGGCTTTTCGTTTACTTCAAATCTTCAGTTGTTTCTGCTGCTTCTTCCAGCTTCACTTCCGGAAGTCCAGCGATGGATGTTGCAATAGATACAACTGCTGTCGTTGCTGATACAGCTAAGATTGTTGACCAGTCAAGCTGCGTAACTCCTACAGCTTGCGTTCCAATCAGAGTTACAACTGATTGTGCGAATGTTTTAATCGCTCTAATCCCTGCTGCTTTAAACCATTGCTTCCAATATTGTTTGTCTTTCATCTTTTCATTACCTTACCTTTCTGTTTTAACTCTGCGTAGAGTTCATCGCCTGTGTGGTTTCCGCCAAGCGATTTGTAAACTGTATGTATCTCGTCGACTTCGCGGAATTCATCGACTGTAATGTGCGGCTTGTCGCGTAGGTAGTCGTGCCATTTATACAACTGTCCGCGAAGCATGATTTGCATGCCCTGCTTCATCACGGCCAGGTCGTTTTTTAGTTCTGTTTCTTCGTCTACCTTGTGCTGCTTCATGCTCTTAATTTTTGCCACAAGCCACGCAACGACACCGCCTGCAATGGCTGAAATAACCGTATTGTAAATCGGTGTGAATAAAGGGTTCATTGCCTGGATCATGCTCTTTAACCTCTTAACTTACGCGAATGCTGTTTCCTGGATAAATTAAATTAGGATTTTCAATGCCGTTAACTTCGGCCAGCCACTGCCATGTCGTACCAAACTTCGCAGCAATTCCGCTCAATGTATCGCCGTCTTGGATTGTGTAATAAACCTCATCGCTTGTGTTAGCGACTGGTTCGCCACTGATGACAATTTCTTGTCCAGCATAGATAACATTAGGGTCTGAGATGCCGTTGATTTCTGCTAAGTGTTGATAAGTCGTTCCAAACTTAGCCGCAATTCCTGAAAGTGTATCACCATGCTGTACCACATATACGTTTTCGCTTGTTGCAACTGGTGACTGTGTAGGCGCTTGGACATATTCAACTGGTCTATCTGCTGTTGCGCCAGTGCGATAGATTGACGGGTCAACAAAGATTACATTTTCGTCTAATGTTCCATAGTTGCTAGTGTACTGTTGGATTGTACCGTATGCAGATGTATCAACCGTATGGCTTCCGTCATTGTTTCCCCAAGCCGCTACCCATTTATCGTATGGATCACATTCAGGCGCTAGATAGCCAAGCCATGATAGAGATGTGTAAATGCCTGTGTAATAACCAGCTGCCGCAATCACATCGCAGAATGCACGTGACATAGGCGCGATGTTATCGTGTGTAATATATACGCCGTTATTAACTTTATAGTGGTCTGCATCTTCCATGTCTAGCCATGCACCAAGCCCAATATCCACACCAGCAATGATAGATAAGAAGCGCTGTGCTTCTTCTACCGCCTGTGCTGTGTTTAGCGCATAGGAATAGAAGTAAACACCGATTGTAATGCCTAAACGTTGGCACTCTGAAACATGTCGTCTGAATGAATAGTCTTCACGCCCTGCCACGCCAGCACGTAAGATAGCATACTTTCCAGCGTAAGGTGTGAAGTCAAAATTTGGTTGATGTTCGGAAACATCAGGTACGTTGTAAATTCTCATTTTTCTTTTCCTCTTTTCTATCTAAAAAGGCGACTGTGTAGCCGCCTTAATAGCAATATTTACTTTTCTTTGTAATAGTCCCAAGCGTTACCAAACGCTGGCTCATTACCCTTGTTGTTGTTGATGTTGGATATAAACACAATTCCGCGTGCGATAACTAAGTCGCCCTTATTGTAGGTTTTCTTTTCGTCCCACGGCTTGATTTCAACCTTTGGCTTATCTTGACTGTTCTCGCTTGCTTTTAACAACTTATAATGTTTCGAGTCTTTATCCGGAGTATTAACTGTATCTGATGTTACAGCTTCAACAACTTCGTAAGGATTGCCATTGTGCTTAAATCGTTCGCCTTTTTTATACGGAAACTTCCGCGGTTTCCAATCTTCTAAGAATTTCGCCCACTTAATAACGTCTTTGATTTCTGCGTTCTGCAAACCTAACGCGATAAATCGTGCAACCGCTTCGGTCTCTGCTCTCTCTTTGGCCAAGTCTATTTCGCTTTGGGGTACTTCATCAAAAAATATAGTGATGTTATATTTTCCCTCTTTGAAATCAACGCTAAAACTATTAAGTTTTAGATTACCCATCTTCGTTAGTCCTGGCTCATCTTTAACGGTTGCTCCGGATATATTCTCCTGGGCCATGTCCTCTATGATCATCTTAATTTCTTCCAGCCTGCAGCTCTTTCCTATCTGGTTTGGCCGGATGAAATCTAATGTATAAAGGTGTCCGTTATTTAAAACAATTTGTGCCATATTCTACGCCTCCTTCTTGATAAATATTCCGTGTATTGTAACCTTACCGCTAGGAGACGACCAGTTTGTCCATGAATTGAAAACGTGGACAACGCAGCTCTTTGAATACACTGATTTGATTGTAGCCGTAATGGCCATTTCTGGCTGTGCTCTATAAATATCTAGCAATTCATATCCACTCGGCACTTCGAACGGTATCGTTATGTATGCGGCGGACATTGAGGATAGAGGCTGATGTGTGCCGGAAAATTCTTTCCTAATAATAAAAGTATTTGTTCCTTTTATTCCAATTCCACCACTCGCAATTAACTTTCCGGTCGCGTATGTAGTTCCTACCGTCGTCATATCGCCCTCGTTATAAATTCCGCATGGATTATTTCCATTTCGACGAACCCACAGCATGTGGACGCTTGTTGTTAATTTGCCTAAAATCATGGCCCACAAGTTTCCGGTTAAAACGTACGAACGTTCGGTTCTCTGGCCGTAACTATCAGTTAAAACCAGCGTCAGTTGATAGTTCTGGTCGTATCGGTAACCGCTAACTCTCTGCTTAACTGCAAAGTTATTTCCGTTCGGCGTATATGCGCAGTTTACGCTGTGGCCCTGCTCGTCTTTTAGGGTGATTGTTAATTGATTGCTTTCGCCGTTGTAATATGTGCCTTTGGCGCTAGCATATCCGTCGTTAACCGTCGGATTGTCGCGTTCTGCGCTGAACTCCGTTAATGTTGGATAAAAGTATGGTACGAATGTTCCGCACCATTCCTGGGCCTTTACGAAGCCTCTGCTATCCTCAATTACAAACTGAACGTTGCCGTCAACCATTCCCTCCAGCTCTGCAGTATATTTTCCGTCGGTCAATTTTAGCGGCGTTTGCTGCTTGTTATGAACAACGTATATATTTTTTACTGTTGCAAAGCCTCGCGTTTCTACTTGCATTGTCAATTTCTTACGCGACAAATAACGGAACACTTTTTCATCAGTTACTTTGTTATTGCCTATCTCTTTGACTTCTGCAGCTGTAATAATTGGGCCGTATCTTTCTTGTGGTAGGTCAATAAAAAAACCTACGTTTCTAGTGCCAATTAAAACCGCGCCTGGTTCTCCGGACGCGTATGTATCAATTACAATATTTCCGTAAACGTACGGAGCGTCTGTCATGTGTTGGATCATGTCCTCTGTTGGCGTGAATGCGTACTCGGTGTCGACGTTCTTCTGCAGTAACTTCTGGCCACTTGAACCAACCGCCCAGGATATGTTGTGGCGATATTTCTGAACTTTCTTATCAATTAGTAGGGTTATTGTTTCGGTGTTCTCACCGTCCAATTTGGCCCTGTTTTTATTGTTCTTCCAAACTGCGCCGCTGGCTCGTGGAATATTCGGAAGTTCGATTGCACTTTCCAGGTATGCGTCAGCTGCTGAAAAGTAAAAACTTAAATCACTGTTAATGCTTGCAGAATAATCGCCATTTGTATCATGGTACGCCCAGAAACCACCGTCCAGTAATGTGCCGCTATTTCTTAGTGTTCCGCCTCCAGATACAGTTGAACATCCGGTTCCGGTAAACGTCCAAGTTCCGGAATAAATATAACCGACGTGTAGCTCGTATGTTGTTTGAACTTCTACCCAGTCGCGGTTCAGTTCTATGCTGTGGTACTGCGGATTAATGCGCGCCCATAATTTGTATGTGACGCGTGCTGCTCCTGGCGCCCTGGTAGCCTCTGCGACCACCTGCCATGCATTACTTAGCATTACCATAAGTCTTTATATCTCCAATCCAGTTTATTACTGACGCTTTAACTTCTGCGGTCTTTATCTTTCCGCCTGCGAATTCTGTTATTTCTGCAACGGTTGTCTTTGCTTCTATTCTGTGCGCTCCTGCGCTCAAATATTCCAAAACACGAAGGTATGCGAGCATACTGTCGACTTTATCAAATTTTGCCAGCAGTGTTCCATCTGATTTTTTTACATTGACGCCGTTTGTGTCGACGGTCGTAACCGTGTCCTCTTTGTCACTACCAATATGCAGGCCGTGTTCGTCCAGCTTCTCAGTGATTGTACTAACTGTCTTGTCAAACTCTGAACGTTGGATTGTTCTGCTGAAGCCATCGGCTGTTTGCTGCTGCAATGTTTGCAGCTCTGTTTTTACAGAGTTGACGCCTTTGCGATTTTCCGTTGTCTGGTTTACCAGGTGCGTTATGCTTCCATTAAGTTGCTCGATTGTCGACTTGTTGGTTGTTGTCAATTCAACCAGACCATTCAGTACATCGTCTTTCGTTGCGTCTGAATAACCGACCGTTTCATCTGTGAATGTTGTTTTATATCTTATCCACACCCACGTATCATTGGTCTTTTCTGGTTGTGTTGCGCTCCACGCACCACCTGTTATTTCTGTCTTAGAAGTTGACAAATAGTATTCAGGATATACCTGTTTAATTCCTCTACCTGCTTTGCCTGCTATTGATGGAGAATAGATATCCGATGTTGTTTTATCACTGTAGGTATATGTAATCTTAGTCCACAACGTATATCCTTCATTGACAAGTGGTATATTCTCTAACCACTGACCAGTTGGAGGTACTATAGAACTCGTACTCGCTTGATACGTTAGCTTAGGATTACCAACAATCCCCCTACCTGCATCACCTTTAATGCCCGTCAGCTCAAATGGATCGTGTTTAATCTCAGAACCATTGACCAATACATCTGCAAGCATGTACCACATGTGCTGGCCAGCTATTGATGGTGGCTTCGTGGTAGACCATGCTGGATCTATTTTGGATGGTTTATCTTCTGACGTTGTTTGTAGATAATATTGCTTTGTACCAGAAACTGTTCCAGCAGAAATATTTTCGACTTGTGTCTTAATTTTGTTTGTTTCAACTTGCAGATTACCTACATCGCCTTTTGCATCTTCAAGATTCTTTGCGACAATTTCAAGCTTGTTTGCATCTTGATCCACTTTAACCTGGAGTCGTTTGATTCTTACTTTATCGGAAACCTTAGTAACAACAGAATCGACATTCTTTAATGCAACCTCTCCGTCAATTTCGACTACTGACTGTGTACCTACATACTTACGCTTAATACTTAGGACGATACACTTATTCCCATCATACGTGGCCGTATCACCTAATCTAATCGTATCTTTGCCAAAGGTTTTTAAACTTGACATACCGTAGAACGATTGGCCATTATACTTCGCTAAAATTGCATCTGTATATGTTTGACTATCGCAATAGGAATTATTTGCATCGATGTAGATTGTCTTTCCTGTATCATTTCCTGAAGCAATCAAATTAACGCCGTCATCATATGCAACACGCGAGACGGTTATTAAATCTGTTTTTTCAAAATCTGATGTAAATTCTATGTCATGATCAGCTGTAAAGAGATTTCTAAAAACAAGCGTGTTCGACTCGTTAATGAGTGCATTTGTACCGCTTAATTCAGCAATCCAACCAACGTAATCGCGCATGATTATTGTTGTATCTATCCACTGTGCTTTCTTGTTCAGCACAGTATTTGATAAACCTGTTTTATCAATGCTGACACCAGCCAATCTAGACATCTCATCTAATTGCTGCGAGATGGTTGGATATTTATCCTTTTCATAAGTTAATTCACTTTTATACGGCTTATTGAACTTAATCATCACATCATACAAATTTAGTGATAACTTTTTTGTATATTTCTCTGGTGCTTCTTGTACGATGAATTCTTGTGTTGGGATTCCTGCACTATCAGCTTCTTTTAGATCAATCAAAAAGGTGTTCCCAGCACAATCACTAAGAACACCATCTGTATTGTTTAAATCGAGGTCCAACATCATGCTTGGAGTGTTACCCAAAAGTCTATCCTCTTGCATGCTGTTAGACGAATTGAACGATACAACTAGGTCTGTTATTTCAACAGGTGTTGCAGTTCCTTTTTTTATATAGACTTTCATATTCTAGCACTCCGTTAAATCAAAGGTGTAGCCTTGGCTATAAATGCCATCACCGATAGAGATATACTTAAATTTACATTTACTGCAATACATTTTGTACGTTTTACGCCGCAGCGTTTTAATATCAAATGTTTCGACCATAAACTCTGGTGGTTCTAGCATATTCATTACTTCTGAAACCACTTCTAAGTCATCGATGGCATAAGCCAGCGCAATCTTCAACACACGAGAACGAATACGCATACGATGCATGATTCCTTTTTTAACATCGCGCAACGAACTGTCACTGTCTAAATCACCGTATTCAGGTTCAAACTTAGTCGGCGCAGGGAGATCTTTACCATCAATTTTAATTTTTATCAATTCATAATCAATCATGCTTTAACCTCCCTTTGCTAACTGTAGTTGTTTATTTCTTTGATCTATTAGTTTTAGTAGTTTATCTCGGTCAATTACGATTCCTAGATTTTGTAGTGTCTCTAAAATTTCATACATTAGTTGGATAATTACTTCTTGACCATTACCGCCTTGTGATGACATCAGTGCATCATCTATCGCACGTTTGGTCTGTTCATAGATCTTGCTTTCAGGTGAAACGATTTCACCTTCGTGGCGGTTATCACCAATTAAAGCTAATCGTGGAGCATTCGCTCCAACGTATCCACCTTGTGCCAATGCTGGAATATTAGGTAAATCTACTCGGAAGCCTTTACCACCGATAATAGGTACCCAATCTGGCACGGTGAAGCCTACACCGTTGATTCGGTTAATTGCACCATTGACGATAGCGATTACCGCATTGATTGGTCCTTTTACTACACCTGAAATCGTACTGAAAATACCACCGAAGATATCAACAATACCATGCCAAGCTTGTTTCCAATTTCCTGTGAAAATCCCCTGGATAAAATTAATCAAGCCACCAAATATCTGTTTGATACCATCGAAAATTTGTTGTGTTCCACTGAAGAACGCCATTACGATTCCGTTGATAAACTTAAACGATGAGCTGAAATTTGTTCCGAAAACTCTATCCAAGAACCCTAAGAATGTACGAAGGATTTCCTGGACTCCTTGCATAGCTTTATCAACATCTAATGTGAAGATACCAATCAAGAAATCAGAAAAGCCTTTGAACATCGAAGTTGCACTCTTCAACAACTCATCAACGAATTTGCCAAGAATCGCAAATGCATCCAACATAGCTCCTTTAATGAAATCCGCTAGTGGAGATAAGATATTGTTCCAAACCCATGCAACACCTGCTCCAATTGCTTCAATGGCAGGTTTCCAACCATTCCACACATCTACAATTGTTTTTAAGGCAATGCTTAGGACTGTTACTAAGAAATTGGCTATTGGTGCAAGTACGTTATTCCAAAGTGAAAGCAATCCGCTAAATAGTACATCAACTGCTTTAACAAACACCTGCGCTAAGAAGGTTGCAATCGGTACGATGACCGTGTTGAATACATCTAACAGAAATGCACCTAAAGGAACTAAAACGTTATTCCATAGATTGCTTAGGATGCCTAACAAGCTATCTAGTGCTGTCTGTACTAAAGCTCTAAAATCACTACTTGTCTGATACAAATAAATAAGCGCTGCAGATACTGCAGCTACAATCGCAGCGAAGAATAAAGCCGTTCCAGTTGCTGTACCAAAGACCGCTTGCAATGATGTTAGTACCCCTTCACCGTTAGCTATACCTGTGAAGAAAGTAGAAAACCCTGTTGCTAATGCCTTTAGCGGTGCTAAAAGTCCAGTGAAGACACCTTTAATAGCACTCCAGTTCTTTATGATTCCGAAAGTCGCAAATCCTGCAAACATTCCGCCCAGAAGTGAAGTGATGATTACTTTGTGGTCTTTTAGAAATCCAGTAACTTTATCAAATATACCTTTAACACGATCGTAGATTTCATCTACTCCGCTCATGTCGATTGAGCCATCAGGAATACCTAAAGAGCCAAAGTCAGCACCACCGCCTCCAGCGCCTCCACCGCCCCCGGCTCCTGAATCTTCTGAATCGTGTAACACATTCAAATCATCGAACCCTGCTAGTGATCCTTTTAATTTATCTGCAGCTTTGCCTGCCTTACCAAGTCCAGACGTTAATCCACCTGCAGCGGCACCAGCCTTACCTATATTGGAGGCTATTGCACCTGTAGCACCTGCCGCACCTTTACCACCAGTTAACAATCTGGTGAATGCAACGAAGTAATTAGCAAGTGTCTGTAGACCTCCTAGAATGACGTTTATAACGCCAATAATTGGAGTTAATACATTTATCAAACCTTGGCCAATTGTCGCCTTAAGCTCTTCAAAACGAAGTGATAATACGCGTGTACTATTTGCCCAACCATCTGATGTTCTTTCGAAGTCTCCTGCAGCATTAGAAAGTGCGTTCTGTACGAATGCTAATCGTAATGCTACCTTTTCTTGCTCTGACATCTTGGCTGTTGTTTTGTCAAAGCCATTCGCCAAAGCGTATTCATCAAGAGCTGATTGAGTCATAACGACACCCAAGCTCTTGAGTGATTCTGTTTCACCTGTAAATACAGATTTCAACTTAGTAAATGCCTCATCATTCGATAGGTTATAGAATGATGCCACATCACCTGTTAACGTTGTTATAGCTGAAGCCATATCGTACGATGCAGCTTCACCATAACCAAATGCCTGCGCCATAGAACCAAGTTGTCCCATGTATTCCTTGGCTACTTTCTGCGACATGCCAATACTTGTTATTGCGTTACGTGCGAATTCATCTACACGTTTTGACATTGTAGGGAATGTAACATCAACAACGTTCTGAACTTCAGCAAGGTCAGAGCCCAATTGAATACATTGCGATCCAAATCTCGCTAAAGCAGTAATGGCCAAAACTTTTCCGATAGTAGCACCAATAGCATTAAACCTTCCGGTTAAGATACTATCTGCTTTATTCGCAACTTTCGCTACATCTTTTTCAAGGTTGTCATTAAGCTTGACCCCTAATTCAACGGACCCTACTTCTGTTGCCATCTAATCACCTCTCATTTCTATGAAGCCAATGCCTTCATGGCTTCTTCAAGGGCTCTCATAGACTGCATATAGGACTTGCTATCGATAGGTTTCTTACTCTGTCTTGCCTGCCACTCATCTCGTATCCTTTTATCGCTTGCAGACATGTTTTTAATGCGTTCTTTATCCGTAGTGGATCTAACATCAACCACATGTCCTAATGGTGTATCACCATTCAATCCAGTAAGTAGAGTGCAGAACTCTCCCCACTGCATTTCAGGCTCATATCTCAAACGGATTCCGTATTGCTGAGTAACTGAAGCATCGATTAAATCCCAATCCTCAAACAAGTCATAGTAAGACTCATCGTTATGCTGTGGTGTTACGAAAAGTTTTTTCCATTTCTTCAAATGACTTATCTGTAACAAGAGCCATCATTCCAATAAATAGCGATTGATAAGCTGTAATAGATAACTCCATTGCTTCAATTTCTTTAAAAGCCTCTTCTCCAAGACCTAACTTAATAGCCTTATCGATTCCATCTACTGAAGCTACACCCTCATTAAGCAATGCGTTCATCTGTAGAACTGTATTTTTGCGGTCGTCAACTTTATAAGTTTTTCCTTCTGCAACTTGTAAGAACTTAGGCTCATTTACGAGCTTTGCACTAATATCGATAATTTTTCCCATATACATTTAAAAGGGCAGCCGTCGTGACCGCCCATTCCTTTCTATTTTTTTGTTTTTAAACTGCTGGAGTATAAGTTGGCTTTCCATCAGAGTTAACTGTGAACTCTAACGCTCCAACATTTGTTGAGTCTCCACCTTCAGCAGATGTGACATCCACAATCGCATTGAAGGCTAACTTCGCACCACTTACCATTGTCCATTCAAATGGAATCGTAGCTTCCTTGCCTGTCTTGAAAGCAAGAGAAGCAATGTAGTCGTTACCTTCATCACCAATATTTCTCTTACCCTTGAATTCAATCTTCAAAGACTTGGAAGTCATCAGACCACGCTGCCAACCTTTTGTATCCATAGGATTCCAGTTTTCAATACCATTAGAGAATGATACTGAAAAAGACTCCAAATCAGCTACATTAACTTTCTTTGGAGTAGCTTTTGTGCCAATATCAAACTTGAATTCATTGTTAAATACTGGGAATACACCTGTATATTTTTCAGACATATTATTTATTTCCTTTCATAATATATTTCGATTTCTATGACTGATTCATAGATTCCTTTATCATCCGTTCCGACGTCTTGTGGTTCCGGAACTAGCATGTTAATAAACTGCACTTTCCAATCACCTATAGTTGGATGTTTTGCATTCATGATTGTTTCAAAAAGCGTATTTGCCGCTTCATCTGTTTCCCTGGCATTGTTGTTCCAATGAATCAATAATGAAGCACGTTTAACGTTGTAAGAAGACTTATTGCTTAATGCCGTTATTGGACTACCAGAAGCAGACAACTGGTAAACACCTATCGCCTTATCAGGCTTCTGATCTAACTTACCGATATAGTAATGTTCAAATAAATTTAGTGTTTTCAACCAGTTTCTAATTTCATAAAGTCTCATTGTACTAGACATCTGCACACTCCTTTACAAACGATTCAAATCGTCTTTTTACCCAACCTGCATATTTGCCTTTAGAGGTCCACGGTTCAAACCACTTACCACCTGCATGCTCATTGTTTTCTGTACGGAAGTTGTATTCCGGATGAAAATAAAGCCTACGAGCGTATGGAGTGGATGAAACTACATAAGCGTTATCAGGATTACGTGTATCATCAATAAATGTATTTTCTTGCAGGGTTCCTTTGTTAAACGGTATCACTTGCTTATCTCGTACATCTGTACGGATAGCATCAGCCGTCTTGTACAATGCCTGCCGTAATCCATCTCGCAATGTAGCAACGTTTCCGTAATGGATTCTAACCTTACCCAAGATCTACCTCACAGTAATTCACGCTACCATCAGGGTTGCGTACCTTCTTCCCAGAAACTATTGTTCGTTTCTCCCCAAAGATAATCGCCTCGCCTGTGCCAATTTCAAGCACGCTAGGGGCTATATCTCTGTTAAATAGGCAAATACCCGTCAATTGCACAAACGTCTCTTTATCGGTACGTACGCGCTTTGCAGATCCTTGATAATTACACAAGGCATCCAACTCTACAGCTTTGACTGGTGCTCCGTCTTCATCGATTCCCTCTTGATGGAAAATCAAATGAATTGGAGTCTTACAGAACTGCGGTAATACCAATGATGGCCAACTACCCATAATAGCCAAACCCTCTATAGCAAAGACCTGTTCTAAGTAGTGTTTGATACAGTTCTTCAGGCATTGCAATTCCACCTTCAACATGTAGATTCCACGCTTGGCCAAACTGCATTGAAACACCATTGATCGCGTAGCTACTCAAGTAGGTCTCTAACATGCTTTCGTTTTGATAAAGAAATTCTGCTTGCCGACATATCACATCTTGTATAGAAGACTTACGAAAAGGGGACAGGCTGTCAAAGCCCATCCCTTCGATTCTTCCTCTACAGATAGTGTTAACTTGCCGCGAAGCAATCGTTAAATATCTATCAGCATTATCATCAGTCAAGATAATACCGTTATAGGTGTCCTTGTAATACGCTTTATCGACGTATTGCATTTACATCACCTCATTTCTTGTTGCTTTTCTTATCTGTTTCTTCGATTTCAGGCTGAATCTCCGGTTCAACAATTGGCTCAATAGGCTCAACTTGTTCAACCTCTTCTAGATCCACTTCTTTAACGAAGATTTTTCCTACTGTTTCTGCCATAATCTGTACCTCTTATTAAGCAACGTGATGGCAATATACACCAGCAAGCTTGTTTTCATACACATCAACTAAGCCATACTTGCGGTAGCCAAAGATATAGCCGTCTGCTGTTTGGTTCTGATCAGGTGTAACAATCTTAGGAGCAACGTGCTTGTTGTACTTTAAGATTGCGGACTTTTCAACAATCATGAAGTTGATTTCCTTACCAGCTGTGTTCTTTCTGAAACCACCAGCTTCTTCACCGCTTGTCTTACCATCAAGTAAATCAATTGTTGTGTAGAAACGAGCTTGTGGAACTTCTACAACCTTTGAGAACTTGTTTAGAACAGCCTTAGACTTTGTTGTGTCTAGATCATCAATCAAGCCCTTTAATGTAGGCGTGATGTAAAGGATACGGCTTTCTGTTGGAACCTGGTCTTCATCCATCTTTGTAGATGCTGTACGTAACGCCTTAACCACAGCTTCACCAGTAGCTAATGCACCGGTTGCACCTGAAACGCCTGTCTTACCTGCTAACTTGGCAAAAGTAAATGCATCTCCTTCAGGAGCTACCTTTGTGCGTGTGAACTCTCCCATAATCTTTGGAGCAATCACATTCATTGTTTCTTCTTCATCCATGTTGTCTACATTGAATGCACGACCACGCTCATAGTTGAACTTAACAGTTTCATACTTGAACTTAACATTGCCCTTTGTATAGCCTTCGTTACGGTCATATTTTCCTAAACCATCCATCTCTAACTTAGGAACAACGATTTCATTCGCATTTGCTCCTTCTTTAGCTAGTTCTGGATCGGATTCTAAATCGGCTGTTAATGATGCGAGTGCATAAGCCTGATCTAAGAGTGGTACATACTTCTTTGCATATTCGATTGTATTTGGCATTTAATATTCCTCCTATTTTTTAACACCAAAATTTTTGGCAAGGACATCGTCTAATGATGCCTTTGAGTTGGAGCCATCTGCTCCGATTTTTGTGAAACCTTGTGTCGTTCCTGCCTGCGCTTTGAAATCAGGGAATGCCTTTACTACATCTTCAATAGCAGCTTTAACGCTGTCTTCAACAATTTCCCCTTTATCGTTTAACAACTTGGAACGATCAATAAGTTTTGCTAAGAAAGGTAATTTTTCAGCGCTGACACCTTCAGCAAGTTCTGAAATCTTCTTATCGATTTCAATGTTTTGAATCTGTAGCTTTAATCGCTGATTTTCTGCAAGCATGTCTGCTTGTTCTTTTTCTTTAGATTGCTTGTCAGCTTCTTTCTTATCCTTGAACTCTTTGATTGCCTTATCCATTTCATCAGCAGATACACCCTGCTCCTTTAGATACCCTTTTAAGGCAGCATATTGAGCTTGTGATCCACGCTTATCTAAAACATCAGCAATCTTGTCGTAGTCGATAGAAACGCTTGGATTTGCCCCTTGCGCGCTAGGTGAAGCACCGTTGTTAGCATTTCCATCTCCTGTGTTTGGTTGTGCTCCATCATCAGCAAAAAACTGAATGTGAAGCGGATACTTTAATACTTCTTTCATAGTTCCTCCTGTTTTTTGGGTGTCTCCCTTAAATCAAACACGCACAGTTTTTAAGGCATATCGTGATTGGCCATAAGAAAAGCCACTACTCTTCTGCAGTGACTTCTGTTTCTTCGGTGATTTCTTCACCTTCACTTACGATTTCCGCTACTCCGAACATCGTAAGAAGCTCAGCACGTTCTTGAGAACATTCAAATTGCTCATCAACATTCATCAGCTTATCTTGTTCTCTATCGAAATAATCCTGTGTGACTTTTACTTGCACCATTTCCCTTTCTCCTTTCATGCATGAAAAAGTACCCTGCAAGAGGTACTTGAACGGCTTATACATTATGAACAACTAATTGTTCTTTCGCTTGACAATATACAGAGATTTGATATATTGATATTGAAGATGTAACCCTCGCTCCCTTTTGGGGCTTGGTCTACATCTTTTTACTTTTCCCTATCAAATACCTTAAGTATTTTATCAGGGGTTGTTAGCATGACTCTATCAATAGTTTTTAAACGTGGGTTTTCAAACGCCGATACTATTTGTTGTTCTAACTCATCAGAACTCAAGGAAGATTTATCTGTTAAAACAAGCACAAAACATTCTGCTTGTTTTTTATGTTTATGTAAAACGTTATATACATAATCTTTGCTACTGCCTTTTACTTCTTTCCTATCATATCTATAAACCCCATCAACAAGATAATCCGGTGTATTAACATTCTTATATTTACCGTGAACTCTCGGCATCATTTGAACGCGTACCCCAAGCTTCTTGGCAATCAGTTCGCCAGTTATCAGTTCATCTTCGGTATAGGTAAGCTGTACATTCTTCCCATCAACATCGTACCTCACACCGTCTTGTATAAAAGAATAAATATCTTTATCTAAAATTCCTTTATTAGTTTTATCAAGTACCGAGTCTGTACTATCTACCGCTTTAAGTATTTTCTCATCTTCAGAAACATTCGTATGAAGAATAGGTATATCTGAATCAATGATGGCATCTTTAATTTCTTGAGTTTTATACTCTGCAGCATCTGCAACTTTAGAAGAATATATTTTTTCTGTATATTCTCTTTCTTCAGTTTTATATTTCCTATCTAAGCTAACCAGCCTTTGTTCTTTATCCGCATGTTCTCTAATCTTATCTTCGCTTAAAGAGCCAATCTGCAGTCTTCTTTCACGTTGGATCTGATGCTGCAGATAGTGATGCTCTTGCGAGCCTGGGGGATTCTCATATGTTGGCTGTCTTGGATCACCATCATCGTCGTTATCCATGCCAGGATAATATGTGCTTAGGTGATGTTTACAGTTTGGATGGAATAAGCCACCAGATATAGCAGTACTTAGCAAAGGTAAGTTAAGTTCATCGGCTTCTTCTGGTGTCCCTCCGCTATACACATCATCAACATACACACGCCCCTGCCATGGTTGGCAGGTTTTAGAACACATACCATACTTTGACACCTTAACTGTATGTACACCTAATTCCTGACGTTTAGCACCGTCTGCATACATACCAATTCGCTTATTTGTTGTACGTAGTGACATCTCTGAGTATGTTGCCATATTGACGTGTCTGCCACCTTTGTACACGACACAATTAATCCCTCTAGTAAGAAAATCATTACTGGCCATATCAATCGCTTTATCAAGTGTTCCTGCGCCACTTGCTAAATACGTTTGAGCATTGTAGATGACTTTGCGGTACTCATCGTTAGCTTTACGCAGCATTGCGTGCTCAGCTTTTACTAGATCGCCAGTCGTCGCTTTAACTAAAGCCTGCACCTTACGGGAATGCACCCCAAAGAAGTTTGTTTCTTTTTGACCAAGAATGCTATCAAGAAATTGTTCATTGATTGCTTTGAATTCTGAAGAAAAAAGTCTTGGATTTTTCTTTTTGAATTCCTCCAAAGACTTTAACTGCTCAGCCTGCCATCTAGACCAGGTGAAACCGTATTTATTTTCTTCTTCATTGTGCCTTTGCCAGTTACGTTTCATAGACGAAATCAGTTCAAGCTCGATACGTCTAAACGCTTCAGCAATATCGTAGTCCATTAACTATACATATCTGCAGGCACATTCGGTTCAGGCAGCTGCACTGCACCACTTTCTTCAGCAATACGTTGTGCTTCTTCATCTTTCCAAGCATCTTCTTTAGATTCGCCATACATCTCATCAAGCGCTGTTCTAATTGACATAACACCACCTTGCTTAGCTTTTGTAACTGTCTCAACAACAGCTTCGAACGATGGATTTGCATACTCTCCGAAATCAACATTCACGTCAAAATCAAGTAATTGTGACAAACCCTTATTAGTCATTCCATCTTTTACCATAAGCACACTTGTAATTAGCTTAGGAATCATCTCTGTAAAGGCTTCAATGATTGCGTTTCTTGTATACAGAGTTGTTTTCTCTTTCTCCCGCTGAGCTTCAGCATTCTCTAACTTCTTTGTATCAATGCCTAATGTGGATGGACTTATCAAGCCTTGTAGGCATAGGTCCAAATAAGTAATGTAGCTCTGCAGATAGTTCTCTGTCGGAATTGAAGGCTGTACAACGCTGATTTGCTGTTTTGCATCCTCACCAATAGCGTTTCCTGTTTTTATAAAGCGATCATCAAAGTCATTTGGTAAAAGGTCCATCCCATTAGTGCCTTTAGGCACTAATGAATCAGGGATATACTTTGTCGCACGCCCTGCTCTAACTGCATCTGCCCATTGCGAAACAACCTCATCAAGCGCATCGTATGAATCCTTTTTCTTATCAAAAATTGATTCACCTCGACCTTTGTACATGGTTGATTCAAAGATAGAAAAAGGGATTGCCATCATAAAGCTTCCCTTTGTTTTTGTTTCCTCATCATATCCGCCAAACTGCACATCTACTAGGTCCTTTGTTTCTTCTAGCTCATAAAGGTCCGTCTTATCCAAACTATAACTATTGATATGAAATAGCTCATACTTAACATAGCCATACCCGTAGCGTTCCTTTAGTAAGTACTTACGTGTTGTGCCTTCTTGAATCTTAACCGTTTTAAAAACAATCTCCACTAATCTTCCACGCTTGTAGATTAAATCAATCTTATCTCCTGGATAAAACTCAATGATTGGCTCATCTGAAACATCGCTATCAACTGAAATTTTGAAAGCGCCATCCCCAACATACAGAGTATCTTTGATTGCTTGCTTGAATAATTTCTTTAAATTATTATCATCTGCAATCTTCTGCCATTCATCATTACGCTCATTAACTTCAATCTTATTGAGATCGCGTATAACGATGTCCGTTAACACTCTCACCGTTAATCCTGGCAAGCCTGTATGAATCTTGTGAATAGGTGTAGACGGCGTTGCTCCCCAGAATGTTGCATTCTTATTGCTAGTATCCTTTATTTGCTTATAGAGCGCCGATAATTCTGCTGGCTGACCACGCATCCATACTCGGTTGATTCCTGCGTTAAATTCATAATCGTAGGCTTCATCAATCGTTACACCTTCTCGATCAGCAGGTTTTATTTCAAGCCATGATTGAATAGCTTGTTTGATGTTCATTCCAATACCCATTGGTTACTTTCCTCCAATTCCTATTTCTCTCTTAAATGGCAGCCATGCATACTGATTTGCATTAATCGTATGATCGTTACCATCTTCAGGCTCATATTTGTTTTCCTTCCAGCTATAGACTTCCATTTCGTGGATGTGATTCTTGCAGTGGTCTAATACCAGGTAATCACCTTTAGCAATCCAGCCCAGCTGTAGGTTGATGCGGTCGATAATCTTCGTTTTCTTGTATGCCGGTATTACCTCGTAGATGCTACCATTCAAGCGTTTGTATTTCTGCCATTCCGTTATGGTCGCTTGATCAGCCGAATCCAAGAACATGTACTTCGCATATCCCCACTTCTCTCGATTGCGATCTGCAAAATCCACTAATCTTTGTACTGTGTCGCTTGGAGCAATCGGAATCTGCAGATCTGCATTGTTGTAAACTTCTTCATCAAGTGTTACCAACTTGCCATCAACAGTTATCCCTTGGAACAACATTGCAATCGTATCCGGTGACTTTTGCGAATAAGCTGTATCAATACCTACTGTGAAAACCTTAAAGGCCTTCCTGAGCTTGTCTTTGCCTCCTATTTGAGCGATTAATCGCTCGCATGTAATAACATTTGTCTTACGTTCGAAGTTGCTAAAAACAAGCCCTGTGGCTCTTCCACGAAGCCCTTTGATTTTATTCTTCCAAAGTTTGGTTCCGACTGGCACTGATTCGATAATCTGCTTTTTCTTTTCTGCAGATAATCCGTAGTTATCATCAAAATTAAAAAACCAGTGTATCCAGTTTGGATGCTCCGGTTCGTTTAGGTCGTTTAGAATCTCTTGTGGCGTTTCCTTTGTCCATTTCTGAATAGGACGGCAACGGTTGATGTACTCTTTGTATACAGGGAGCGATGGGTCATCGGGGTTCAATGTCATCATGGTATAGTCTGCACGCATAATAGACTCGCGCACAAACTCCATGTTTGCTGTGTTTACTTCGTCAATAAGTAGACAACCGTACTGACCGCCTAATGCATCCTTCCACTTCTCTTTTGTGGAATAACCAACGATGAAGACAATCTTGTCTCCAGTTGTGGCATGCACGATCAAGTGTGGCATCTTGTACTCTTTGGAACCATTGCCTCGATACTCAACCAAATCTCCGAAGTCATCCAGAATACCTAAGTCTTTGTTAATCAGGTTCTTTTCTACCGTGCCTGTGTCATCACCTGCGATGATGTGAAGCTTCTTAGGGGATTGCCAAACTTTTAAGATGAACTTATAAACTCCAACGGTTGTTTTCCCCGCAGCAGTTGAACCTTCAAGTGCTTCCAGTTCTGCATCATACTTTAGAAATGCTTTGAACTTAGGAGATAAGATTAATCGCAAATCGCTCATTCTTCATCAGCAACCTTCAACTGTTCGATTACATCGTCAACCTTAGACTGCTTTGTTTCTAATCCACCTGACAGTTCAACTTTCTTTTGGAACATACCTAGATGTTCGCCTATTAACTTTAAAGCCGTATTAGCTCCTTTGCTATCAAAGGTAAATTCTGCATCAGAATCAACGTAAGAATGTGAATCAGAATCCCACACCTTAACCGGAGTAGCTTGCATACATCTGTTTTTAACTTCGATAAGGTCTTTAAGTACATCTGCTGCAGTCACCTTAGCCTCTTGAGCAATCTGCTCTTTCAGCTCACGCACGTACACGGCAACGTTAGCATTTGCTAGCAGTCTACTAGAATTAGCAGATGCTGTTCTATCGCTTTTGCAGTTAGCATATACTAACTTGTAAGCACGTATTGCATTGAGATCGACCACATATTCTTCACAGAAACGCTTTTGCTTGTCTGTTAATTTCTTCATAGGCTTGCCCCTTTCTACATCTTCGTACACACATTGGAAACTATCAGCCGGAAAGCTAGTACATGGAAAGATTAAACACAAAAGGAGTACTTATATGAATAGTTTTAGGGTGATTTCAAATGTTGAGCTGATAGCTTCGAATGTGCATACGAAAAAAACCACAAGCATTTCTGCTCATGGTTTTCGCCTACGCCCATTATACACCTAAAAGTCATGGGACATGTCCCAAAATTAAATTAGTCATCAAAAAGAGTAGGTTGTTTAAAATCACCCTGTTTATATTTGCCGCATGAATAGACCTTAATTACTTTGAATGTTCTCTTTGTATTAACTAAAGGAACACCATCTTGATCAGTTCTAAAACAAACCTCTAAATCAACATCCATGTCTATCATAGAGGTAAATTCAACATACTTCTGGTGCACAGCATTTAAGAAATCTTCATCTTCTATATCTGCTTTTACTACCTCTCCACTGAAAACCAAATCCCACTTGGTCTTATTATGAAGATCAGGCTTTATGACTTTTACAATCGTACGATAATTAGAAACGTTTTCTTTCACATTATTTTCTAAATTTTCTACATCAATAGGAATCGAAAGACGTTTGAACATGTCTTGAGGAATCGAAACTTCTCCATCATCTCCAAAATCATAGCTTAGATATGTGCGCCGACCATCTTTTTCAACGGCTCTCATCGTTTCAGATAACGATTTCTCAAGTTGTGAATCATGCGTATATACGTTATAAGAATAATTATTGATTGTTACAGTTGAATTGTCATGTGCTTCTACCTTCACATTATTGCCAATATATTCAACAGATTTAGGCTTTTCACCACCTAATATTTTTTTGAGTTCTACTGCTTCCTTTAAAATGGTCAGAATGGTAGGAACGGCTGCAACCAAAGGAGAAATGGCTGTCATAATTTCCTGTACCTCTTGAATCACAACGACAAAGCTTCCCTTTTCAACATTTTTAACAACGAATTTACAATATTGTTCCTCTTTTACAGTTTTATCAGCTATAACTTTTAGCGCTGTAACAGTAGAACTTAATGTGTTCGTCAAAGTTTCCAAATCGATATCATTGTCTCCACCAATGCGAATCTTCATACTTTCAGTATTCATTATCATCACCTTAATATGCTTTTTCACATTATCACCCACTTTCAGATTAATTTCAACAGTATATCATCTAACCGCCTAGACATAGTACTCTTTCCGTTGTACATATTTTGTGCCAGCTCCCTTAAAGTTTTCTTGTACTTATAGCGTTGCTCAATAAGCTTCATGTCTTCTTCATCCAGCTTATTCAACTTCACCTGCACTCTGCTGATCAAGTAAAGCAAGTCCTGCTTCTGCTTCATCAGCTCATCCTGCTCCTGGAAGAGATCCAGCATGTTGAGATTGCTGTAAATCCTAGTGCCTTTTTGGTACTTTGCCTCTTCTGGACTCACGATTCTAGGACTACCAATTGAAGTAAGCTGCACATCAATCTCAGCAATTCGCTCGTTGACCATCTCAAGTTGTTTCTTGTATTCGTAATGATTGCGTAGCTCACGATCAATCACTTGCAAATCTTCTCTGTATGGATCTTCGTAGTTCATTTGTTTTCCTCCTAAATGTCATACTGCATTAGCTTCTCTACAATTCGCTTGAACTTCTGTTCCATAAGGAATAAATCAAAGCTGTTTATTTCTGTGTGTTGATTGTTTCTGAGTGCTTTCTTGGTTGCTTCGATTTTTTCGTACAGCTCTCGACCTTGATCTTTTAACTTTTTAAGTTCTTTATACTGAATCATCTGTCTCCATCTCCTGCCACATTTACAGCGGCAACTACAACCAAGCAAAGAAAGTATCCTGCTATAAAGCATATGGCTCCTATTAAAAACATTATTCTTCACTCCAATCTAATGCCTGTCCGCAATACGGGCAGAAGCTAAACCAACGCGGTCTAAGCATTGCTTCTTTAGTTCGTTCAAGTCCGAACGCTTGATGACAATTAGGGCAAAATCCATTATGGATTGTGATTTCAGGTTTCTTCGGTGTAGCCTTATCGACCAATTCTTGTAAGTATTCGGACGATTTGAATATAGTTACTCTTCCTTCGTGTGTCTGCACTTGTTTCCTAAAATAATTTTCGCACACACTTTCTTTTAAGAATCCTAACGCTTCTTGATATTTATTCATTATCCAAATAACTCCTTAAATTCTTCAATGTTATATTTATCGTAATATTGTTCATCAATTTCAAAACACCAGCAATGATCCTCAATTAACTTTACACAGATGTCCTTTTCTTTCATTTTATCGCAATCATCAAAATCACTGAATCTTACGGCTCTGATATCACGCCAGTCCTCAATTTCTAAATCATGTTGATACATGCAGCCATCAGGGCTATTTGCAAGTGATTTCGCTTTCCCTGCTGTAGCTGCCCATACAAGGCTTAAATATGGATCATTCCCTGTTCTATCACTTAATATCCATGCTTTCATTCTTCTACCTCTTTCAACTTACACCATTTAGGTTTCTTTATTTTGCCTTGAATTTTTCCACGCATAACTTTTGTATATTTCCCATTTTCTTCAAGGTCAATAACGCAAACAAAACCATTTGTATTAGGCTTGTTCAACTTCTTATCAATTGGGTCAACATCTACTTCATGTGCCCAAAAAGGATAATGATAACGTAAACGTCCAAACGGACATTCACCGCAATGTTGAGGGATTTTCATTGGGACTATATATTTGTTCATAGTCCTAAGTCCTCTAAGGTGTATTCTTTGCGTGGTTCCATTCCTTTATACATTTTTCCTGTCTCAAAGAGTGGAAATGTTAAAGTTTCATTACTTTGAAAACCAATCGATATGTATTCTGATTCTAATACAAAACAACGTTTTTCAATGTATCTAACATCTTTTCTAAATGGCTTGATAACCGCTGATAAATAAGCCTTTTCTCTTTCGGTTAGAATTTCAGGAACATATTCTTCTTCTAGCCATTCAAGAAATTTTTTAATGCCAGCTTCATTAGTGCATGCATACTCTTTTACGATTTTTCCTTTATATTCGATTTCGACATAAGTTATATAGCCATCAAGTCTAGTTGTGTCGGTGTGTTCTACTATGTGTAAGTGTGCTAGATTATATTTTTCTTTATTCTTCATTATTCTTCTCCTACTTTCTTGATTTCTATCATCACTCCAGGGTGCCAAGTCCAAATCTTGCTTAGGTTCAATTGAACGATATTCTTATCGTCTTTGAAAAATCCCAGTTCCTGCATTACATCCTGTAGCATCTTGTTTGCGTTATCTAAATCGGGTTTGTTGGTACATGGTTCGCCGTTTTTATGTTTGCCAGCAGGAAAGCCCCAGATGATACTCAATGCGATCGGACCATCAAGCGGTTTATCAGGGACATATGTAGCTAAATGAGCACGATACTTATTTTTTGCATCGATTACATTGCTATTTGCATAAATAGTCTTGGTCTTGAAGTTGACCTTTTTTTGTTGCGCCGTAGTAGTCGGTGGAATCATTTGTAAAAATATCTGCATTATTATTTTTCATCCTTCTGATTTATCTCACTTTGAATTTCTATATCTCGAATGATACGACCGGCAGTTTTATGTGAAATCGCTGGGTAATATTGTTGTAGTATTGCTTTTAAATCATCAAGCGTGATTTTCAATTTCATTTTTCATCCTCTTCTTTCTGCTTAAAATCAACTCCTTGCCATTGACCAGTCTTTGCATTGTATTCGATTAGTTTATTTTTAGGACTACGATTAGCCGCAAAGTCAAAAACTTTTTGTAATATTTCAGGTTGTTGAATAAGCCATTTAACGACTTCACTCTTTTTTATATCAAAGTCCTGATTAGGCAATTGATGATATAAAGATGGCATAGATTTTATAAAATTTAATTTTTCAGTTTCTTTCAGCTTTTTATTTCTCATTTTTTTCTCCTATCTCATGCGCGTTAGAAATTAGTGCGTGTGTAGTCTGATCGGGAAAGGGCGAACTCATAGCCCTTCCCGTCATCGACATACGCACATTTCTTTTCCGACATCATGCTTTCAATGTCGGTTAAAATATATATAAGTATATATATATTTCAGCGACACCTTTTTCCGACACCTTTTGCTGTCGGATTCTTAGTGTCGATTTTTTATTTTTGTACACTCGACACTATGTCGAAACACTTAATTTTCGACACCGACACTACCGCTTTTTCTTACCACTAAGCTAGGTGTATTTTTACCTGTTGCAATGATTTCATATTGGCCAGACATGCTTATCCAATCCCTCAGTGTGTTTCTTGCTAATCCGTTCAGTTCTTTTCGTAACATCACCATTGTTATTTCTGAGTTGTTAGCTTCTAAATTACTGAATGCCAAATTTAAACGTGTGAGTTTATCGTTAAATTCTTCCTTTCGTCTTTTTTCCTTTTCATCGGAATTCTTATTTTTATTATTTTTGTTTCTCCATCCTGACGTTTCTTCGTCAAGTGGTATATCAGCAAGCACTCCTGTTGTATCAACTGTATGAATCGGATAGTTGAACCATATGTCAGTTTGCTGCGGCTTAGGAAATTCTCTAAGCGTCATATCTACTCGCCAAGCTGTCATTTGTGATGCCTTTAACTCCGCTTGTTGTGTGATGATTTCAATCTGCTTATCATTGAGTTTTCTCTTGATTATCACAGAATCATACAAATGACTACCCATCTGTTTTCTGCTCATAAAATCATCATACGGAATCATTTCGTAGTATTCTGGGCTGTATTGCTTTATTACTCTTGCCCATTCATCACACACAGCTTTGTTTATCTGTTGCTCCGTCACACCATCATTCAAAGGTATCTGAATGAGGTCTATCATTGCATCCGGATCACGTGAGAATACACCAGAACCACTGGCTCTATCCATTGATTTCTTGCTACCCTGTGAGCCTTTTGAGTGATGATGACAGTAGATAACAGCACAGTTTAATGCACTGGCAACTTTGTCAAATTGGTTTGTAAACTTGGCCATTTGCTCGGCACTATTTTCATCGCCTGTAATGACTTTATAAATTGGGTCGATAATAACAGCAATGTAATTCTTTTTCTGTGCACGTCTAATTAACTTAGGCGTTAACTTATCCATCGGAACTGCATTACCACGTAGATTCCATATTTCTACATTTCTTAGGTTTGGTCTTTGGATTCCTAATTTTTCGTACACATCTTTAAATCTGTGTAAGCAGCTGGCGCGATCCAATTCAAGATTGATATATAGAACTTTGCCTTGCGCGCAATCCCATTTATTAAGCCACTTACAGCCTTCTGCAATCGCAATCGTTAACTCAATCAATGCAAATGACTTACCTGCTTTAGATGGCCCAGCAATAAGCATCTTATGACCCTGTCTAAGTACGTCATTAATTAAGCATGGTGCCAACTCAGGAAGATTACTCCAATCGTCTTCAAGACTCTCTGGATCGGGTAAATCATCGTTAATTGATTCGATGTATTCTACCCAATCATTCCAGGACTCCTTACCGATATTGGTTGCGATGAGGTACTGTCGATTGTTGCCACGTTCGAAGCCAGGCATTCTACTTAGTCGACTTGGATTCTTAGTGGATGTATCTACATCTAATCCGTTCTGTTTGCATACTTTGAACAAGTAATCTACTCGTCTTGAGTATTCCTTTTCATTAGATGCTTCGATACGTACAATTGCATGAATGCTCTTGTTGCCTGAGTGAACTAAAGCTGCGATTGGTAATTCTAGCTTTGTCATGAGTGAGTACTGCATGTCGATATTTTGAGTGTCCGATTCAACCAGTGCATATTTGAAATCTGTGATATTGTCGATCTTGCAGCCGCCACCATCCATAGGATTAAAACTAATCCATGCGCCACAATTGTGGTCGTAATCATAGAACACATCTTCAATCCTTTTAGCATGGTCCAATTCGTCCATTAATCTACCGGCAGTTCTGTCATAGTTTCTTTGACCAGGATGATACTTACCATCCTGATCTTGGAAACATTTGACACAATATGCCACGTGGTCGTTAGGTGCATAGATTACTGATAAATACTTTCTAATATCTTCAACTGGATTCCAATTCTTGACTTCAGGTAACTTCTCGTAATCCATCATGCTCTTATCGATAACACGATAATTGAATTCAACAGTTTCACCATCAAACAATTCACGCGCACCACCTTTAATGATTGGTTGATAATCTGCAGAAATATATCCGTTCTCACTTGCCATCTTGAAAATGGTGTTTCCAGTTATTCCACTATTGATGAATGAATTCCACTTCTTTTCGCATTCGCCTGCATGATAGCGACTACCATCTTGTGATGACCATCTATCCCAGACGTCTACTGAAGCACCTTCATATTTCAGAGCCATACCTACATTGCACCACTCTTGGTAGTTCAATAAGCTTGGATCTATATATTCAAGTGCTGCGCTTAAATCTTCTAATCTATCTTCCATATACTAATTTCCTTTTGGTGTATATTCTGCAGGGTTAACTCCCGATGGTATTCTCCAGTTGTTAGCAGAAATGCGTGCAATCATATTGTTTGCTTCCGTAAATTCCCATGTACCTACATGAGCAAATCCACGTCCTTCTAAGAAACGAATCTGCTTAGGTGTAGATAGTCCAGCATCACGACGCTTTTGCAATCTATCCATGATAAGTGCGGCTTTACCTGCATTTTCAATTTCATCAGCGAAGATTCCGAACTTCTCTAATACATCTTTTTGTTTCTTGCTGACTGGTGCCATTTCCCATCCAAATGAAGGAGTATATCCGGTTAAATCTTCAGCTTGAATACTCATTTCAAATTGCAATGGATCTACAAGCTTGCGTTTACGTGTCTTCATTTCTTCGAGCTGTGCCTTTAGGGCTTCTTCTCTTTGTGCTTGTACATCTGAAGATGCTTCTTTTTCTGCTTCTTCAATGTCTTCAGGACAACCGCTTTCCGCAAGATTTTCGGTCATCTTTTTGGCCACTTCTTTATCCGTACAGATGATGTCTGCAGGTCTGCAAAGTTCGTGTCTCTCAGACAACCATAGGAAGTCTAGAATGAGCAAATCTTCTTTACCTGGAGAAAGTCTCGTTCCTCTTCCTACCATCTGACAATAAAGGCTTCTAACCTTTGTTGGGCGTAGCACAACAATACAATCTACATCAGGACAATCCCAACCTTCAGTAAGTAACATTGAGTTACAGATAACGTTGTACTTGTTATCGTTAAAGTCTTTTAGAATCTGCTCGCGATCGTCCGAATTACCGTTTACTTCTGCAGCTTTAAATCCGTGATTTATCAAAATGTTTTTGAACTTTTGCGATGTAGCGATCAACGGAAGAAACACAACTGTCTTTCTATCCTTGCAGACTGTTTCCATTTCTGTAGCAATCTGCTCGAGATATGGATCAAGTGCAGTACCTATTTCATTCGCTGAAAAATCACCTGCAGTAACAGAAACGTTGTTCATATCAATCTTGAGTGGGACGGTTTGCGCTTTGATTTTGCATAAGTATCCTTCTTTAATTGCCTGTACGATTGAATACTCATACGCTAATGATTGAAATAGACTGCCTAATTTGCGCATATCAGAGCGTTCTGGTGTTGCAGTTACACCTAATACATTTGCTTGGTCAAAGTGCTCTAGAACGCGTGTATAAGTGTCTGATACTGCATGGTGTGCTTCGTCGACAATAATTGCATCAAAATAATCTTTATTAAACTTAGCAAGACGGCTAGGTCGCATAAGTGATTGAACGCTACCAACCACAACGCGATTCCATGTGCCTAGACATGACTGGTCTGCTTTTTCTACAGCACATGTAAGTCCTGTCATTCTGTGGAGTTTATCTGCAGCTTGATCAAGAAGTTCGCCACGATGTGCCATTACTAGCACTCGCTTACCTTCTTTAACTTGATCCTCAATTACTTTTGAGAAAACGACCGTTTTACCACAACCGGTAGGAAGAACGAGCAGAGTGTTCTTGACTCCGCTCGCCCATTCCTTCTCAATTGCCTGTCTTGCTTGTTCCTGGTACGGTCTAAGCTCCATTAGAAGCGACCGTTAGACCAGTTTCCTGCGTTAGGTGTAGGGTTGCCAGCTGTAGGCATTGCTTCAAGCGGTAACATCTTCTTGATATTGTTATATTCGCTCTTACCATCACTGCCCTTGCGGTGATTAATTTCAGCACGGCCGCGTTTTCCAATCACGACTTCTTTTCTCCAGTCAAATGTGATTGGTTCACCTTTCTTATGCATGCCTACCGCATCATAGAATGATGCAATCATGCCTAAGCAACCTTGATTGTTGTACATATATAAATTGTGTTTTAAATCAACATCACTACCATCTGTTGGATCCTTAAAACGTAATGTCAAGATAACTTGCTTGCATGGTCCGATTTTCCCCGAACTCTTTGGACCAGGTTGATAACGTGTTTCATCTAAATCAACTACAGTGAAATCATAAGTTCCTTCTGGAAGTAAAACGTACCCTTTGTCATAGTCTCCTAAATCTGCTGCAGAGACTGTCATTCCATCCATTAATTCTCCGCTCTGTTGTTGTGGTGCTGCCTGTTGACCATATGCAGGTTGTGCATATGGATTTTGATAATTGTTATACTGTGTCATTTTATTTTTCCTCCTATTTTAAAATGGCAAATCTCTATCTGTTTGAATCAATTCCATTACTGCTGGCCATGCTCCAATCAAGCACCCTTGAATAAATTCAGGATCATAATTCTTGATTGGTGTATCTTTCGTGAAATAACCCTTTATTGATACTGCATGTTGAATTTCTGATGGATGCACTTGTTTAGACTTCATTAAGTCAGTTAGAGCTTTTGGTAGTTCAGCCATGATAGCTTCTTCTTCAGCAGTGTATGGTGTTGGCTTCCATGTAGAATCAATTGATAAATGTGTATCTGTGTTTGTTGTCCAGTTATTCACTTCAGGATTCGGTTGTTCTACAGCTTTAGTTTGTTGCGCTGTTGTAACAGTGTTTGTTGCTATGTGCTGTGGCTGTTGCTCTTTAATTTGTTCAGTTGTCTTGACCTCATAGTTGTCACTGAATAGATGTGCAATCGATTCAAAGTCTAGTGGTAGTACTTCAGGTAATCCAAATCGATTTTTGGCATCCCATGTAGCTGCATGTTCTGTGTACATGATTCTTTCTTTACCACCAGTTGCTTTCTTTTTACCTGTTGTCTTATCTGCAACTAAGAATTCGCGGTAATTGCAGAATAGAATCAAGTCAGCCCACTCTTTAACAAGCTGGCAGTTATTACCATTCTTAGCTTGTTTTAGCTTTAGTTCATATCTGTCATAACTGCCTGTTTCTTCTGGCTTTGTAATTGTTCTGATAACCATGTGTGCAATTAGCACAACGTTTACACCACGATTGATAACTTCTGTCAAAAGATTGAGTAGTCTACCCATTTCTTCATTTAAGTAGGTATAACCTTTTGACCACCCAATATCCTCGATACCATTGACCTTCATGCCTGCACAAATCATTTCAATAGCTTTTGCTTCTGCCCAGTCGATTGAGTCAATAACTAGCGTTTTATATCCTTGCGGATTGTTGAGAAATTCTTGTACTTCTGACATCAACATTTGCCAAGAAGTTGGATATGGATAACGTGCAACGTTAAGAGCTCCAGAACCATTCTCTGCATCGATGAATAGTGGTTTAGGAAACTTACTTGCTAGCGTTGTTTTACCAACACCTTCCGTACCGTAGATGATTACTTTTAACGGAGTTTTTACTACTCCTGTATTGATTTCAAACATTAGAATGTACCTGCCTTCCATGCTCCTGCAGGCTTGATTTCACTGTCTGCAGTTTTATTTCCTGACTTGTCGATTGAGTATCCGTCTTCAATAAATATTGAACATTCATCGCCTGTAGAAACTCTTGTAGCGATTGCTTGTAAGTTGTTATCTTGCAACCACTTGCCAAACTCGTTCATTGTGTCGATATCCATCTGCTCAAGTTTATCCAGGAGAACAAATCCACATTTTGGATTCGTTTTTCTTACGATTGCTGTAGCAACTTTTAACTGGTCTGATCCAGACATGTTGTCCCAGCGTTGGCCTTTATAAACTAGCTCACCATTATCTACAGATAGATTTTGTAGTGGCATTTCAACTCCGTTTAGAAGTTCCATGCGTGCTTTTCGAACTTCTTCAAGCTGTGTTGTTAGATCGCCATATTGCAGCTTATATTCTTCCGCTTCAGCTTGTGCGCGCTGTTTGTTCAAGTTGTCGCGAACCTTAGCATTTGTAGAATCAATATTGGCGATACTCATTTCAAGCTCTGCAGTAGATTCATCCTGCAAATCCTTAGCGTTTGTATTTGCAATAACTAAATCATTTGCAATCTCGGTCATTTGTTCTTGCATTGCGTTTAAAGCTTTAGTAGTTTCTGCAATGCGTTGTTCTAGCAATGTTTTCTGTGCTTCAAGATTTTTAACTTGATTGCGCAATTCTTGATTATGGCCATTGCGCGCAAGAATCTCTTGTTGCTGTCGGATAAGCTCTGCAGCACTGACGATTTCATCAGGAACACCATCCCACTGAACCATCTCGTCAGCATACTTTTTCTTTTGATCAGCGATACGGCCAATCTCTGTGCGGCGATTGTAAAGTTCAGCTTCCTGTTTATCAAAAATTGATAACTTATCACCCACGCCGATTATTTGTAATAATGTGTTAGCTTTATCCTTTGTTGTTGAATTCATAAACTTTGGTAGATCCAAAGCAAATGTACTGATAAATGAATCTAAGAGTTTTTGACCACCCTTTGCGCCTGTTGAATCTAAAACCTTTAATGCGCTATTCTTTCCGGAGCGTTCTACGATGATTCCATTAGAAAGTTCGATATGAAGCTTCGGTGGAATCATTGAGCCTTCACGATCAGGCTGTGAAGGTTTGTATTTCTCACCGCCTAGCGCCCATGTAATCGCGTCTAGCACGCTTGTTTTACCTTGGTTGTTCTTTCCCCCAACCACAGTTAAACCACTTGCTGTAGGCTCTAATTTGACTGCCTTAACGCGTTTCACGTTCTCTAGCTCGAGACTGTTTATTTTGATTGTTTCTTGTTGTTCTTCTTTTTGCATTTGATATCCAACTTCAAATAAGTTTGGTTCACTCATTTTTTCTTTCCTCCTTTTATGAACGATGAATCGTTGTAAACGCTATTGCTTTCCATGAACAATAAGCGATGTTTATTTCTTTTTTGTAATCATTGTTGTATGTGATTGTTACCGACTCTGCAGACTCGCGAAATTCTGTGTCTTTTTCATCCCAATTCACTTTTACAGATTTGACTTTGCTATCGCATGCTTTTAGCAATGTTTCGAGCGCGAACTCGAACTCTCTACGCTGGTTGTCTGTCTTCATTTTCAGCACTCCAATCTAGATTTTTGATTTTCTCAACTCGCTCTAAAGATTCGACGTACTGGCGGTTAAAATCAGGACCGTCATAAGGCACGATTTCAATATCTTTTAACCATGCATCGCGTTTGGCCAATCGGCCGTTGTTCTTGAAATGAAACTGCATTGCTTTCATCTTTCTCATAAATCCACACCTAGAATGAACGTGATGAACTTTATGAATAGAGCTGCGTAGAAAATGTAAATTCCTAATTTGAATGCCTTGTCGCTAAATTTATTTGTTTTCATTGTTCTACCCTTTCTGTGTTAAAATGGTAGTGATGATTTAGGTTCATCACTTAAGCGCTCATGTCTTGCTGGACGGCGCTTTTTTTGTTTGCTTCTCGTAGTTCTAAATCTTTAAGCAGTGCATCTCGGGAAATATGCAAAGCCTTCAGCAAGTTATCCTTTTGAATCATGTTTGGCCATACGTCATAGACACCAAGTTTTTCCTTTTCAATATTCTTGACCTGCTTGAATAAGGCTCTTGCTGGTTCTCGTGTCATGCCCAGCAGAATCTGTACATCTGTGATGTTCAGATACGTTTTAGCTATAACTTCTTGTGCTGTTGTTTTCATTGCGACTCCTTTCTTTTTCGTTATGCTTGTTTTCCTTTTTTGTTTGTATATAATGCCCCTGAAAGGAGGTGAATAATAATGGCTAAAAATACCAAAACCACTTCTTCTAAAGTTGCTACCAAAGCATCGAGTATTCTTCGTGATGGAAGAACTAGTGCAAAATCAAAATCTGTCGCTGGTAGTGCGTTAGCGCAGAAATCCTCAAAGAAAACTAAGTAAGTTATTTTCTTTAAGTGTGCAGTACACAGCAGTCGCAATGCTTTGTACTGCTTTTTCATCTGTACAAATCTCTGTATTGCCTGATAAGTCAAAAATCGCATGTAAGCACTCATGAATAAGTACTTGTACTTTTCTGTCATCACTTAATTCGGAGTCAATCTCAATAGTGTCATTTAGAAAGTTTACAAGCCCTCGTGTTAGACCTGTATCACCTTTGCAGATAACCGGTTTTTCAACAATTTCAAACTTAATTCCACAGATATATAATTTCTTTGGTAATTTCATACTTTTTCCTTTCTGCTCTCTAAACACGATTTGATTCAACAAGTTTTGCAGTTGCTTCGATAACTGCTGGAAGAATGCTTTCAGTCTGCACACTGGAGGCATTTTCCAATTCATTTTGAATCCAGTCACACAAAGCCTTGATTGTTTCTACAACTTTTTTGTCCATACGTTCCTCCTTTCTACTGCTGGCTAACAATCTTGAAAGCAACTTCTGCAGCTTTGATTTCAGCGTCGACAACTTTGTTAATCTCTGAAACAGTTTTGTTGAATCCAACGTTGTAGCTAGCAGGCTTGCTTTTCTCTTTTAGAATTCTGTTAACTATGTTTGGTAGTTCTATGTACAACAAATCTTCGTAAACTTTCTTATCCATATTTGGCCCCTTTCTTAAATACGGTTTTCCGTAATAGCAGTGAAAAAAATAAGATCCACTTGGTCGGCGCTTAAATTGAACTTGCGCTTTGTAACATCAATCTCGGCCTGAGTGAATGCTTTTTTATTTGCGAGTCGTTCGTATAAACTTGTGTTGGATATTCCGATAATTCCTGCATAATCTGCTAGTGTCATAGAATTTTCTCTAAGGAGCCCTCGCAACTTAGAATAATCAAATACGCTCTTGGTCATCACAATTTGACCTCCTTTCTGTTATACGGGTTTCCGTATTTACAATTCTCAGTATATATTATTTTTTCGGCATGTCAACGGTTTTCCGAAAATATTATACAATTTTCTTGTTTTTTTATTCGGATTTCTTTATATTATATATAGGACAAAGGGTGGATTGAATATGAATAACATGAACTTTAGTGAGAAACTAGCACAAGCGATAAAACTGAATGGAATGACACAATCAGACTTATCTGCAAAAACTGGTATATCCCCATCATCAATTAGCGATTGGCTAAATGGAAAGTACGTTCCTAAACAAGATAAAATCTATATGCTAGCTACCGCGCTAAACGTCAAGCCCTCTTATCTACTTGGCTACGACGATAGTGAGCCTGCCCAGCAGAAAGATTTTAACGATCTGTATAAAATCATAAGTAATGCCCCTCAAGACATTCAAGAAGACATTTATGCTTTTGGCAGAGCGGCTAACGAAATGACAGATGAGGAACGCGATGAAATGATGTCAATTCTGAAAAGATTATTTAAGGAGCACTTTAATGACTGAATCGCACTACGCACCCGTTTATCAGACCGTTTCAACAATTCGAAAAGAGGTAAATATCCAGTACCCTTTCGACCCACTAACACAGCTATCTTTATATTTTCCAAACATAAAACTAATTAAGTATTCTTCGTTAAGTCCAGTTGATCAACAGATTATCGATCGCGCCTGTATATGCATAAAAAAAATCCGACTGCTACCAACAGTCGGACAAGCAGTAAACTCACACAACCAATGTGCTTTTACTGTACTCAATTTTATCATAAAGGAGCTCAACAATGGAACAAATAGAAAAGTATCTTGATGAAATCGAAGCTGCACTCTACAAGATGCCACCAGCAGAAAGAGAGCACTTAATGGAAGTGCTACATCTTGCATTTGCTGATTACTTCAGTAACAACTATAGAAAATCCTAGAAAGGAGTACGTACATGATCGGATATGATGATGTCAGAAAAACTTACTTCGTACAGGTCAAATATCGTGACCCTATTACGCTTAAACAGCGTACTAAGAAGAAGCGTGGTTTCAAGACAAAGCGCGAAGCCAAGATCTACGAAGCTGAAGCAATGCAACAAGGGAACGATCCAAGCGATTTAACTTTTGAACAAGTAGCTCATCAGTGGGAAGAGTATGCATTGCCATCAAAGGAACAAGCTTGCCGCCACCATGTAGCATTTGAGCGAAGATTCACCGATTTGTATAAACGTCCAATCAAATCAATTACCCGTGCACAACTCGTTGCATGGCGCGCAGAACTCGCTAATAGCGACCAATGCGGTACAAAGATAAAGAATGACACCATCTCATTCGTCAAGGGCGTATTTCGCTATTACTCGACGGTATACAACGTTGTTGATAACAGCATTATCTTGAAGCGACTTAAAAAGACAGATAAAGAAATAATGCAGGAAATGAACGTGTGGACGGTCGATGAGTTCAATCAGTTTCTATCCTGTGTCGATAGTCCGCTCTATGCTCTCTTCTTTGAAACGCTGTTCTGGACTGGAGCACGTCGTGGCGAGATTATGGCCCTGCAGAAGAGCGATTTCGATGGCAGTTGGTTAAATATTCATGCCAGCATAAAACACTTCGTAAACGGTCTAAAACCGACCAAAACAAAGCAGTCACGAAAAGTATGGATTGACGATGATCTAAGACAGAGATTACAACCATTATTGGACGTTGACGGTGATTTCCTTTTCGGTGGCATAACCAGTCTCCCTATCACGCAGATACAAAAAAGATTCACAAAAGCCATAGAACTATCTGGTGTTAAGAAAATTCGTCTACACGATCTACGGCACAGCCACGCTACAATTCTGATTAACAGCGGTGTGAATATCGTGGCAGTATCTAAGCGACTAGGTCACGCATCCATAGAACAAACACTACAGACATATACGCACTTGTTAAAGGATACTGATAAATTCCTGAACGAAACAATTGAAAATATGAGAAAAGGGTGCCAAAAAGGTGCCACATATAAAGAAAAGCCCTTAAAATAGGGCTTTTGAATGTCATGGAGCGAGTGATGAGAATCGAACTCACGTATACAGCTTGGAAGGCTGTCGTTC